CGTCGCTTTCAATCAGCACAAGGACTACGCGCAGCGCAACCTCACCTACATCCGCGCCGAGCTGCGCGCCCTGCAGCTGATCCGCCAGCCCGCCAAGCTGGCCCGCATCAGCCTCGCCAAGGCATAAGGAGACGCCATGCCTGAAACACCGAAGCTCGTGGACATCGTCACCGATTCCACGAGCATCGACGCGGCCTTCTGGGTGAAAGCGGCCCAGCGCAGGGCCCGCGCCTACTGCGGATGGCATATCGCTCCCAACCTCACGCTCACGGGAACGCTGAACACCACGGGAGGGCGCATCCTGCGCCTTCCCGCCAAGAAACTCACGAATCTGGTCTCGCTCACCGACCGCTGGGGCAATGATCTGCTGCCTGAGGTGGTCTGGAGCGAGGATGGACTCCTCGAATTCACCTCGGGCCGCATGCCCGTTGGCGTGGCAGCGCTGCGCTACGAGATGGAAGCGGGCTACGGACTCGACGACGTCTCCGACGTGGTGAGCGTGATCATCCAATCCGCCAGGCGCGCGATGAACGCTCCTGCGGGCACGGTGAAATCGCAGTCGGTCAATGGTGCCAGCGTCAGCTACGCCTTCGGCGAGGACGGGCCCGCAAGCGTGAGGATGCTGCAGAGCGAATACGAGATCCTCGACTTCTACAAACTGGAGGCCCTGCCATGACCAGCATCGCGGATCTCCTCACAGGCGCGGCAGGATTCACCATGGACTCTCTCACACCGCTCCTGCGATACCGGATGGAACGCAAAACCGACCCCTACAATCCAGCAGCCACCATCGGTGCCGGATTCGGAAAACCGCTCAAACTCAACGGTTTCATCGCGTCCGCGTCGAGCACGCAATCCCAGGACGGTGCGCGCGAGACGACCGATTCCACAGCGATTCTCACGATCCCGGACCCCGCTGCGGATATCCATGTGGGCGACGAGATCACCCTCGACCCCGACGATGGCCGCCGCTGGCGAGTGAACGGCTTCCCCTCGCACGAGGCGAACCCGTTTACCGCGTGGAATCCAACACTCGAATGCTCTTTGGAGGAGGTGAAGGGCTGATGCCAGCAGCAGGACAAACCACCGTCGATTTCAACCAGAAGTATTTCGACCAGATCCTCAAATCCGCAGGAATCGTCAACCTCACGAAGAAGAAAGCGGAGCAGGCGGCCAAGATAGCGCGTTCGACCGCTCCGGTTGACACCGGAAGCTACCGGGACCAGATCGAGGTGGAGCGGGCGGAATTCCGGTACAGGACAGGCTTCCACGTCGTCGGCCACGATCCGAAAACCCTTCTGATAGAAGCGAAGACCGGGAACCTCGCGCGCGCGCTCAGGAAGGTGCGCTCATGAGCCTCGTCATGCCCCCCGACATGGAGATGTGGGCCACCACGTACCTGCGCGGGAACCTCACCGACGTGACCGGCCTGCAGGTCGACAACAAGGTCCCCAGTGACTACAGGGGTGAATCCCCGCTCGTCACCATCCGCGACGATTCAGGCACCCAGACCGAGATCATCACCTACGAGCGGTCCCTGGGAGTCACCATCTACATGGGGGCCCTGCAGGACGTGGAAGGCGCGCGCAACCTTGCGCGCAGGGTGTATGCGCTTCTGACGGACCCGATGATCGCCCTCGACGACAACCCCATTGCAGCGATCGATTACGACGGGTGCAACGGCCCCTACCAGTTCACTGATTCACAGCATGCGGCCAGCCAGTATCTCACGGTCGCCTATTCCGTGGTCGGGGAAATCCTCTGACCATCAGCAACAAGTTATTTCTGAGCCTCGCATCTGCGGGGCTTTTCTCATATGAAAGGAAAGAAGCATGACAGCAGATGCAGACGGCAACGATCTGAAAGCGGTGCCGATCCCGGTGACCGGCTTCCTCGCGGTCCAACTCGAGGGAGAACCCACGTATCTCGAATCCGAAGCACTGGGTGTGACTCCCCTCGTTCTGCCGGAAGGCTATCAGAAGGCGGGTCTCTTCAGCAGTGACGGAGGGCCTCAGGACGGTGGTGACAAGGAAGATGACATCGAGTTCTTCCAGGATGGCTACAAGCTCGGTGGGGCGAAGACCCGCACCCTGCAGGTCACTTTGGCCGAGCTCAACGACATCGTGGAGAAGCTCATCACCGGCAAGACCCCGGATGAGAACGGCGTCGTCGTCGTCGACGGCGACAACGACGCGACCTTCCCCGGCTTCGAGGTCATCAAGTACAAGAACGGTGATGAGACCCGTCGCAACGGTCTGATGCGCGTGAGCACGGTCGAACCCGATCAGAACGAGCGTGGAAGCGTCAACGGCAATGCGGTGACCTTCGACTGGATCCGTCAGGCCGAGCTCGGCGGATTCTACCGAGAATGGCGCAAGAACCGCTCCAAGGGAACAGCAAATTTCAGTGAACCCACGACCGTAGCCGTGACAGGAGTCACCCTGGCTCCGACGACGGTATCGGTGGAAGTGGGTAAGACAACCAGCCTCACGGCAACGGTCGCTCCAGCCAACGCCACGGAGAAATCGGTGACATGGAAATCCTCGGATGAGGAAACCGCCACCGTCGACTCCAAAGGCACCGTTACCGGAGTGAAAGCCGGCACAGCAGACATCACAGCGACCACCAAGAGCGGAGCGAAAACCGCCAAGGCCACGCTCACCGTCACCGCAGCCACCGAAGGCTGATACGACAATCGTCCCCGCATCGAGTCCGCTTCATGGTCTCACCCGATGCGGGGATTCTCTTTGAAAACGAGACCATGAAATCCATGAAAGGCACATAAATGACAGACCCAACCCCCACAGCGGTCCCCGTGGAAGAAACCGAATCCGACGTTTCCAACGTCCCCACGCTCGAAACCACATCCGAGGAAACCTACACCGACGCCGATTTCGACGCATTCAGCGATGACATGGCCGACCAAGCCATTGACGCGATCTCCTCCAGCATCAAAATCCGCTACCTCGTCACCGAAAAGAATTTCATCGCGAAACTCTCCACCGACGAGATCGTGAAGATCCCCCTCATCATCAAACTCAAGGACCTCGAATCAGTCGAACAGTTCAGCGACGACTCCGTCCGACAATTCAAGGAACTCCTCCACGTGTTCACCATCGACGAAGAGGTGGAGAAAATCGAGAACGCACCCTACCCCGAAGCGTTGGCGATATCGCGCAAGTACTTCGACCTGTTCACCAAGCTCGCGCAGGCGTCGGTGGGGAAATAACCTTCGTCGCCGAGATCCACAGGCAGAACCCCGTGGAGTTCTCGGCGACGATGCGCAGCAAATACGGGGTCTCCGCCTACGACATCGGGGACTCCGTCACCTGGGGTGAGGCCTACGACCTCACCGTCCAGGCGCTCGAGGACACCAGCACCACTCTCGCGGCCGTATACTGCGGTTGGGCCTATCCCTCCTCGCTCATCGACCTGCTCTCCCTCGCTTCGCGCGTGGGAGACAAGAAGGCATTCGAGAAAGCGAGTCCCTGGGGAATGCAGACACAGTTGAAGGCCCGCGAAGAGCGCTCGGTCAGCTCCGCAGAGATAGAGCAGGCCAAAGCCGAACTCGAGCAGGACATCATCATTCAATAACCTTGGAGGCCTCTCATGGTGGACATCGTAGGCTCGGCCGGACTCAGCATCTTCCCAGTCATGAAAGGCTTCAAAGGAGCTGTGTCGAAGGAAGCGAAAGCCGCGGGAAGGTCCAGCGCCTCCTCCGTCTCCGCCGGATTCTCCGGCAAGTCCGTGGGATCCGAACTCGGTAAGGACCTGTCGGCAGGATTCAAATCCTCCAGCTCAGGGCTCGCCGACAGCGGACTCGGAAGACTGAAAACCGATGTCGCCGCCGCATCGAACGCATTGTCGAAAGCGCGATTGAAGCAGGCCGACACCGCAGGCAAGGTGCGCGAAGCCGAAGCAAAGCTCACCGAAGCGCTCGCGAAGTATCCTGCTGGCTCAAGCCAAGTCGTCGCCGCCGAGGAGCGGCTCGCCTCCGCTCGCCGGAGAAACGAAGTCGCAGTCCAAGCTGTGACGACTGCCACAGGAAAGCTCACCACGGCCCAGCGGAGCCTGCGCATGGTGGAAGAGCAGGCCGCCGCGGCAACGGCGAAATCCACCAGTGGTTTCCGCACCATGGCATCCAGCTTCAAAGCAGGATTCCAAAGCATCTCGCGCGGTCAATCAAGCTTCACTGGACTCTCCGGAGCGCTCGGATCTCTGACGCGCAGTCTGCTGCCTGTCACCACAGTCAGCAATCTCGTAGGAAAAGCCGTCTCCACCATCGGCCCCGTCGTGGGCAAGGTCGGCGTCAGCATCAAATCAGGGCTCTCCACAGCAGCCACCGCAACCGCTGGATTCGCCACCAAGGTCGGATCCGACATCATCAAGCCGTTCCAAAGCGTGGGCGGCAAAATCTCCACTCTTCTTTCTCCCATAGCCTCCAAGGTGGGACCGAAGCTCGCTCCCATCGGCACCGCAGCCAAAGCGGTGTTCGACAAGCTCCCCGGATTCGCGAAATCCGCCGCGGCATCCACCGAATCCGCCCTCACCTCGATGGCTGCCCGCGTCAAATCCGGGTTCTCCAGCATCGGTGCCGGCATCAAAGGCCTCGCAACCGTGGGAGTCGGTGCCGCAGCCGCGGGCATCGCCGCACTGGGACCAGCCTTCGTCTCCACCTCCAAGGCAGCGCTCTCGGCCTATTCGACCTACGAGCAGGCCGTCGGCGGTGTGGACACGCTCTTCAAATCCTCCTCAAAACAGGTTCAGGGGTATGCGAAGAACGCTTACGCTTCGGCAGGAGTGAGCGCCAACGACTACATGTCGCAGGTGACCAGCTTCTCCGCCACCATGATCAGTGCTTTGGGCGGTGACACCGCCAAGGCCGCGAAGCTGAGCGACCAAGCCATCATCGATATGTCGGATAACGCCAACAAGATGGGCACCGACCTCGATTCAGTCCAGCAGACGTATCAGAGCATCGCGCGCGGCAACTATGCGATGCTCGACAACCTCAAACTCGGCTACGGCGGAACCAAGACCGAGATGCAGCGCCTCCTCAAGGACGCTCAGAAGCTCACCGGCGTCAAGTACGACATCAACAACTTCGCCGACGTCACCCAGGCGATCCACGCGGTGCAGAGCGAGCTGGGAATCACCGGAACCACCGCCAAGGAAGCCAGCTCCACCATCGAGGGCTCCATGGCGAGCATGAAGGCCTCCTGGACGAACTGGCTCACCGAGCTTGGCAAATCTGACGCGGATATGAGCGGTTTGACCACACAGCTGGTCGGCAGCATCGGCACCGCGTTGAAGAACGTGCTCCCCAGGATCGGCGTCATCGCCAAATCTGTGGTCTCCGCGCTGCCAAGCCTTTTCAGCCAATTGGTGACGTTGCTGCCGGCACCGTTCCAGAAGGCCTTCGACGCGGTCGGCAGGACCGTTGGCGGGATGAAGAACGTTTTCGCCCCATTGGCGGCGGTCCTAGGAGTACTCGGTGCGAGCGGTCTGGGACCGCTTCTCACAAAACTTCCCGTCGTGGGAAAGCTGTTGGGAAGCGTCGCAGGCTCGGGTACGCTTCTCGGCAAGGCTCTCGGAGTGCTCACCGGGCCCTTTGGTATGATTATCGCCGCGATCGGCGCTCTCATCGCAACGACCCCAAGCCTGCGAGAGGCGTTCGGCGGCGAGATGCAGCTCGTCTTCGCTTCCGTGGGTGCTGCGGTCACGAAGCTTCAACCAACCTTCCAGATGCTCGTCACGACCCTGAGCGGGGCCTTCAGCAGGCTCATGCCGGTCATCACCGACACCATCGGCCAGCTCATCCCCGTCATCGGAGCGATTCTCAATGCGGTGACACCATTGATTCCGGCAGTATTGGAACCTCTGATGCAGATGATCCAGGTGCTCATCCCACCGTTGACGAACATCATCACCTCGATTCTGCCGCCATTGACGGCTCTTATCGTGGGATTGCTACCCACCATCAGCCAGATCATCGGCGTGATAGTGCAGATTGCCACGACCTTGACTTCCGCGTTGGTGCCCATCATCAGCCAGTTGGGACCATTGATCACCAGCGTCATCCAGATGATCGTGCCCGTCATCAACGCCCTGATACCCGTCATCCTGCAGATAGTCCAGGTCTTCGCGAACGTCTTCGCCGCGGTGTCGCCTATCCTCGCCGGATTGATGGCTCTCATCGGCGGAATCGTGGGACAGATCGTCGACTTCATCCAAGCGGTGGTGGTACCAGTGGTGCAGGGAATGATTCCTGTGGTCACCTCGGTGATCAACACCATCGGCACCGTGATCAACGCCATCGTGCGCGTGGTCAGCGGCGTCGTCAACGTCATCGCAGGAATCTTCTCCGGAGACTGGTCGAGGGTGTGGAAGGGCTTCGGTCAGATCGCTTCAGGTGCCATCGATGGCCTCAAGGGAATCGTCAGCGGTATCGGGAACATCGGAGCGAACCTTGTCAAAGGACTGTGGAACGGCATCTCGAACCTCGGCGGATGGATCAAAGACAAGATCTTCGGCTTCGCCAGAGGAATCACCGACTCCATCAAACGCTTCTTCGGCATCCACTCGCCATCGAAGCTCTGGGCCGACGAGATCGGCCGATTCCTCCCACCTGGCATCGCAGTGGGCGTGGAGAAATCCGCACCCCAGCTCTACGACTCCGTCACCACCATGGGAGAGAAAGCCACGGACCTCGCCTCCATGGCGGCGAACAAAGTGAGAGCCGGCGTGCTCGCCACCACCACGACACAAAAAACTGCAGCTCCGGCAGGAACCACCTCCGCCACCCGCACGGTGACCTTCCAAAACCACTACGACATGCACGGAATCACCGACCCCGACGTCATGGCAGCAGCGATCCATGAAAAGGAGATCGCGCTGGCTTCTACGAGAGGAGCACTATGAGAGTCACCATCATGAATGGGAAAGGAGAACCGGTAGTCGCCCTGTCGGACGGGTGGCCGTGGCTCAACCAACGTCATGGATGGTTCCTTCTCAAAGACGGGATTGAGGGGGTTTTCGAGCCGACCACTCCCAAAGAGGAAACCATCAGTCTTCCGCAGCAGCATGGAGACTACTGGCCAAGTCGGCTCACGATGTCCAAACGTGTCGTCACGCTGAGAGCCCTGTATTCGGCGCGCAGCAGTCTCGACCGTGCCCAAGCGCAGGACCTCCTGAACTCTTTGGCAGCGCAGCACCTCACCCTCGTCTTCGAGGACGAGCGCGGGCGGCGCTCCATCGAGGGGTTCATTTCGCAAGGCACCAGCCCATCGATCTCATACCATGGGCTGCGATTGAGATTCAGCCTCATCATCACCTGTCCACAACCCTTTTTCCTTGGAGCACCGGCCTCCTTCACCGCCGACTCTGGAAGAATCATGGCGGAGAACACCGGAAACGCCCCCGCATGGCCTCGAGTCCATGCCACCTCCGTATCAAGCCTCGCTCTGAGCTTCGCTGACTCAACGGTGTCATGGGAAGGAACGAGGGGAACACTTGACCTTGATTTCAGAGACATGATCCCCAGCCGCGGGACAGTCCTCTCCGACGACGCCTTCGCGCTTCCTCCAGGAACAAGCCTCATCAGCATCCGCACGAACCAGGAAGCAACCGTGAATCTGCTCCTCCAACCCGCATGGAAGTGAGATTCTTATGAAACCCATCACCGTCCACGCCTACGACCTCTCCACAGGAAAACACCTCTCACGCCTCCCCTACACCTCCGCATCCTGGTCCGAATCCATCAACGAGGCCGGAACCCTCAACGTGGAAACCGAGATGAACAACGTAGCGACCCGAGCCAATCTAAGAAGCCTCGTACGCCCATGGAAAACAATTCTCGCAGCACAACGAGGCAACACCGTCATCCATGCCGGCCCCGTCACCACTGCAAAATGGGACGCCTCCACACGCAAAATATCATGGGCATGCGGCGGCGGATGGACGCTGCTGACGAAACGACTCGTCCTCAACCACAACCTCGATGAGACGTGGAAGGACGGGGACGTCCTCATCGACGAGGAACACCCGGCAGGCGCATGGGCACTATCGCTCTCCGGATCATACAGAGACATCGCAGCAGGACTCATCTCCGAAACCCTCAAATGGGGAAGACTCCCCATCACGATTCCCCCAAGAGAAGGCGGAGACTTCACACGCACCTACAACGGTTGGGACATGGCAACCATATCCGACAGAATAACCGACCTCGGAAAACTAGAGAACGGTCCAGAAATCAGATTCACACCCCTCCTCGACGCAAACTGGAACCTGTCCTACACACTCGAAGCAGAACAAGAGATCATCGACCATCACCTCCGTCTCAACTCAATCCTCCCGCAGGTGCGCGTAATCCTCACAGGAGTCAACGAAGACGGTGCCCCCCTGACCACGCAGTCCTACGCAATCGGAGGAAAAAACGAAGACAAAACCCTCATGGCGCGCGCCAGCTCCCAACTCGAAGAAATGACACTCCTCCAATCAGCAGACACACAACACACCACCATCAGCGAACTCCCCACCCTCCAACAAGTCGCACATCAATCAATCATCTACGGCGCTCGCAACCAGGAGACTTATAGCTTCAGCATCGGGGAAGAATATGACCCGCATGTAGGAGACTGGGCTGACATCAGGATCGAAGACGATTATCTCGGTGAACAAGTTCTAACGATGAAAATAACCGATGTGAGCGGATCATCAAGCAGCGAATACCTCACCATCCAAGCACGACCAAGGATCGAATCATGAAATATTCACCAGGAACCGCTGATCCGCTTCTCACGAAGATCAGAAACGAAGAACACACCGCCAAAGAGCGTCGTGAGGCGAATCGTCCGACTGGTACCGAGATCGGGCAGGTGTCTCAGAAGCTGCAGGCGTTGACGAAGCAGTTGAAGGAGCAGCAGGAAGCCCTCGCTTTGCAGCAGAAGGCGTTGGAGGCGCAGCAGGCTGAGTTGGCGAGGGTGACTCCGAAGCCTGATGGTGTGATTCGTTCCGCTGGCTCGGCGACTGCGACTAAGAATCCTGCGACGGTTCACACGTGGTCAACCGCGTTGCCTGCTGGCAAATCAAAAGCGTTGGTGACGGTGAGCGCTCGTGCGACGAACATGAGCTCGACGGATATTCCTTTGGTGATGATCTACGAGGATTCGACGTTGGTGGCTGTCGCTCCGTTGTATGGTGCTGCGATCTATCCGACGAACTCCGCGTCCTATTCCGCAGTCATCACTGGCAATCACACGTATTCGATTCGTCTTGGCATGGCGGGTGCTGCGGCTTCCGCCGCGGTGTCGAATATCGTCGCGGCGTTCGGCGTCACCTATTTCGCATAGAAAAGAGATTCGTATGAGTGGTGTTTTGAGTCAGGGTGTGGGCAGGCAGGATGTTCTGCTGCACCGGGGCATGGACGAGCGTTTGGGCGTGCGCTGGCAGCAGCGGACTGGCGCGTCCGGCTATGAGGACGTCGACCTGCTGGGGTGGTCTGGAGAATTCGTCGTTACCTCGTCAACCGGCGAGGAATGGTATTCGCAGGCGTTGCCATCCTCTTGCTTCACGTCGGACGGGTATGCGATCGCCGAGATTCCCGCGTCTGCGTTCGCGGAGGCTGTGTGGGCTGCGCGTTCGCTTGGCGAATGGAGGATGACCGGCGTCTCCGCGGACGGGCGACGTCATGAGGTGTTGGCGTGGGGTTACGCGCACATCGCGTGAGAACAAACAATCTTAGGGAGCTTGATTATGGCTGATCAGATTATAGATAAGAGAACAGTTGGTCTTGTTGGTCCGAGGGGGGATGTGACGCCCGCCGCGTTGGCCGCTCAGGATGGGGCGGAGGCGGCGCGTGATGCCGCCGAGGAGCATGAGAGGAAGGCGGAAACCTTCGCGGCTCAGACGCATGACAATCTCGACGCTGCTGTCACTGGTCTCATCACGGAAACGGATTCATCCACTGCGCGTCTTTTGAACATGGGACGAGGCTCTCACGCCGTGTTCATCGGGGATTCGATCACCCAGGGATACCGTTCTTCGGCTAACGCGAAACGATGGTCGAGTCTACTGTGCGCGTCGTTTGGCTGGGTGGAGCACAATTACGCGGTCGGTGGCACCGGATTCGTCAACGCCGGCCCGTCGTCCAACGCAAGGTTCGACCAACAAGTGGCCACGGCGGCTGCCGATGAAAGCTACGACCCGCTCCTCGTCACCCACGTGTTCCTGATCGGTGGCGTCAACGACGGCGCTCCCACCCCGGAGAACCAAGCGGCCGGCCTGTCGGTGGCTACCGACTGCGTCACCGGACTGAGATCCGCTTTCCCCAACGCGCGCATCATCACTGGCTTCGGTGTCAGTGGCATGCTGGACCCCACGGCCCATGGTCTTGGCAACACGCCACTGATCGATAGGCTCGCGTATTACCGTGCGCTGGAGGACACCGTCGGACTCCTCGACGTGACCCTCGTCTCTGAATTATGGAAATGGGTCTACTACGATGAGACGCTGCAATCCGACGACTACGTGCATCCCAACGATGCCGGTTACGCGCGCATCGCCATGCTGATGCGGCAGGTCGTTCTCGGAACGTATTCGAGGTCACGGATGATGATGAAAAGGGTGTCGGCGTGGGGACTGAAATTCGGACCCACGGTGGGTGTCCAGCATCTCGGTCTCAGATTAGAGGGAGACCAGGTTCACATCAGTGGCGACATCACCACGTCTGTGCCGGAGGGAGATACCGCAGTCAGTCAAGGGACTTTCGCTCCACTCCTTTGCACCTTCCCAGCGTTCTTCAGAGTGAAGAGCGGTGTCCTGTTCCGGACCGTGTCCCAGATCAGAGGCAGCGCATGGCTGGGAAACGCGTATCTCCAAATCGGGGGCGACGCTTCAACCGGAATCGCGACGCTCAAAGGAAACGCGAACATACCCGGAGCCCCATGGTACGCGGTGGGAGACAAAGTCGTCTTCTACGTCAACATCACCCTTCCCGCCTACGGCCTCGGAAAATAGATTGACAAGGGAGTGTGCAATGGATCCTCAGATCTTCACCGTCGAATTCGAACAGCAGCTCATCATCACGCTGGTGACACTGCTCTTGGGCGGTGGCGGGGCCGTTGCCGTATGGCTGGGGAGACGACGGTCGAAAAGCGAGGCGGGCAAGGACCTCTCCGAATCGTGGAAGAGCCTCGTCCAGCAACAGGTCGAAAGCTTGGTCAAACCACTCCAGGAGCAGGTCGAACGAGACCAAGAGCAAATAAGCCACTTGGAAGCACAACAGAACAAGCTGTTCGCCGCCGCCAAATACAACCGAGAACTCGGCCACTGGCTCGCCGACACGTGTGGATTCTTCCCCCGCGATTGGCTCAAAACACACCCCAAACCCCATTTGCCAGACATCCTCAGAGACGACTTCGGAGAACTCAAATGAAACTTCGTTACCGAGGTGAACGAACCTCAAAACTCAAAACGATTATCGTCGCGACAGCCGCTATCACAGCGTTCGTCAGTTTTATATGGCTGATGCAGCCGCCTCTTCTCTTCCTGTTTTATGTGATTTCGATTTTCGCAGTTTTGTGAGAAAGCCCGCCCCACAAAACCGTGGGGCATGATAAGCCCATCGGTACGGAAGGGAGCCAAGAATGGCTTCAGTGAATGCAATTGACATCAGCAATTGGCAGAGGGGAATCGACCTGAGCCTCGTCATGCCGCAGGGCGTGATGAGCAAGGCCACTCAGGGCAACTGGTTCGTCAGTTCCGATTGCGCACGCCAGGTGGAACAGTCTCTCAAACTAGGTCTGCTCACCGGCATCTACCATTACATCGACGGCACTGGCAACGCCGCGGCGGAGATGAAGTTCTTCGTCGACAACTGCCGCAACTGGTTCGGTCGCGTCATTCCCGCGTTGGATTGGGAATCACAGGGAAACAAGCAGTGGGGCAACGTCGACTATCTGCGTAGCTGCGTCACCGAGTTCATCAAACTAACCGGAATCCCACCGCTCCTCTACGGTTCGAAATCCGTTCAAGCACAGTTGGAGCAGGCGGCGAACGAACTCAACTGCGGCGTGTGGATCGCACAATACGCCAACTACGATCCCACAGGCTTCCAAGCCACCCCATGGAACGAGGGAGCCTATAAGTGCGCGATGCGCCAGTATTCCTCGACAGGGCGCTTGACAGGGTATGCGGGCAATCTCGATCTGAACAAGTTCTATGGTGACTCGGCCGCGTGGCAGCGTTACGCAAACCCTAAAGGCACTGCAGTCGCCACAACTACAACGAAGCCGTTCTCCGAACTGACCGACGAGCAGTTGGCCGACGAGGTCATCGCCGGCAAGCACGGCTCCGGTGCGGTACGAATCCAAGCTTTAGGATCCCGCTACAACGCGGTTCAAGCTGTCATCAACAAGCGATTGGGCGTGGCACAGGCCAAGAGCGTGGATGTGCTGGCGCGCGAGGTCATCGAAGGCAAGCACGGAGACGGAGACGCGCGACGCAAGTCTTTGGGGTCGCAATACGACGCTGTTCAGGCACGAGTCAACCAACTCCTCGGCAACGTTCCGAAGACTCGTTACTACAAGGTTCATTCCGGTGACAACCTCAGCAAGATCGCCGCACGCCTCGGCACCAGCGTGAACGCGCTCGTGTCCGCGAATGGCATCAAGAACCCGAATCTGATTTATCCAGGACAATCCCTCAAATACTAAGGAAATCCTCATGGCAGAACACGCAATAGAAAACACTGACGATGAGTACACTCCGGTCGTCAGTACGACCGTTCGCAGCGTCATCTACGTGCTCGGAGTCATTATCGGCTTCGTGAGCTTTGTGATAGTCGGCTCCGCATCCGCGCTT